GCAGATGTAAGAAATGCCTTACAAATTGAGGATAGCCTTGATGATAATGACATTCAAGCAGCAATCCTTGCTGCAAGTCGTATGATTGATGACTACTGCCAAAGAGGATTTTATCAAGAAGGAACTCTTGCATCTCCAGTAGTCAAATACTATACTCCTGTAAGTCCGTGGTACTTAGAGATAGACGACCTTATTGAACCTACAGAAATAGCATCAAGAGCAAATCAGTCTGGACCATTTTCAACAATATGGAATTTAGATACAGATCTTATGTATGAGCCTATTAATAATCCAGAAATAGGAAGACCTGTAACTAGACTATTAGCAGTTACAACATATGTCTTTCCTTATTTCTTTCCACAAACAGTTAAGATAACTGGAGTTTGGGGTTATTCATCAATTCCATATGAAGTAGAATTAGCCTGTAAGATTCAGGCAGCAAGATTATTTGTTAGAAAGCAATCTCCGTTTGGTATTGCAGGCTCTGTAGAATTAGGAACAGTTCGTCTTAATTCTCGCCTTGATCCAGATGTTGAGATGCTACTAAAGATATTCCGTAGAAACTTTGGTCTTGCTTTCTAATGATTAATATTAATGGCGTAAGAGACGCACTCAAAGCCAACCTACAGACAATAACAAACTTGAGAGTCTATGACTTGATTCCAGATGTTGTTGTTCCACCATGTGCTGTAGTTGGACAATTAGATTTCACATTTGATATTGACAATGCTCGTGGCTTAGACCAAGCATCTGTTGATGTTTATGTGATTGTTCAAAGAATATCAGAAAGAACAGGACAAGATAAACTTGATCTATTCTTAGCAGGTAGTGGAACAGGTTCCATCAAAACTGCTTTAGAATCAGATAGAACATTAGGTGGCCTTGTTGATACACTCAGAGTTATAAGTGCAGACAGTGGTACTTACACATCTGGTGAGCAATCTTTCTTATCATATCGCTATAACCTCACAATTTGGGGCTAAGGAGAATAATGGAATATACAGTAATCTCAAACACACAAGTTTGCGGTAAGGTAAAAGATGAGAAACTTACCAAAGATGATATACTTAGTGCAGGTGGAAATGTTGAACATCTTCTTGCAGCAGGTCATATCATATCCGCAAATGCAGTAAAAGCAACACCAGTAGTAAAAGAAGTACCACAAGCAACACAGCAGGAAGAAGTTCCTGTTTTTAATCTAGATAACGAACAAGGAGAAGAATAACAATGGCCAGATTAGTACTAACCAATGTTGAAGTAACAATCGCAGGCGTAAGCCTAGCAAATCATATTGCATCCGTAACGCTTGGAAGCACATATGATGTTTTGGAAACAACAGCCTTCAAAGGTGGAAATGTTCCAGACGCAGCAAAACAGCGTATTGCAGGACTTGTTGATAACTCAGTAACACTTGAGTTCCATCAGGACTTTGATACATCATCAGTAGAACAAACAATTTATCCACTATTGGGTACAGAGGTAGCACTTAGTATTCAGCCAGTAAATGGTGCAATCTCTGCAACAAATCCAGAGTACATCATGGACGGAACAAATGGATCAGGTAAGGTTCTAATTTCAGAATGGACACCTCTAAATGGTGCAGTTGGCGAACTTGCTACTGCTTCAGTTACATGGCCAATCTCTGGTGGAATTTACAAGAAGACTGCTCCGTAACAAATGGGCAAAATAGTCTTAACAAATGTCAGGGTAAAAATAGGTGCATCGCCTGGAACACTCTATGATCTTAGCGATCATATAAGTTCCGTGCAATTATCTACTGTCCATGACCTTTTTGAGACTACCGTTATGGGAGATGTTTCAAAAAGACAACTCGCAGGCCTTGCTCAAAATACAGTAAGTTTTGATTTTCAGCAGGACTTTGCAACAAATGAAGTTGAATCAGTAATATATCCACTAGTAGGCACTGTGGCTTATTGTGAAATAAGACCAAATGCAGATGCTATTACAAGCACTCAAAATCCAATATACGAATTTGAAGTGGTTATCTCAGAATGGACCTCGTTATCTGGAGCCGTTGGTGAATTATCAACTGCAAGAGTTTCGTGGCCCATTTATGGAGATATAACAAAAACAACAACCTAATTGAAAAGGGGCAAAAATGGACGGACTATACATAAAGGTCAAAACAACAGATGGAACTGAAGGAACATATCCTTTGAGACCAAAAACAATTGTTGCTTTTGAACAAAAGTTTAACAAGGGCTTTGCTAAACTACTTACAGAGGATCAGAAACTAGAGCATGTCTACTTCTTGGCACATGGTGCCTTGAGAGATGCAGGCATAGTTGTAAAACCCTTTGGAGAGGCTTTTCTAGACACTCTAGAAGCAGTTGAGTTAGCAAGCGACCCAAATTCAGAATCCACAGAAACAGCCTAACCTATACGATAGCAATGATTTCTGTGGAGACTGGATTATCTCCAAATGATTTACTTGATGCTCCAGACGGAGTACTTGAGGCAATCACGATTTACCTTAAAGAACGAGCAAAGGAAGCGAACAGGCCATGAGTAAAGATGCGATAGTGTTAACTGGTTTAAAGGAAACACTAAAAGCATTGGGCGACTTTGATAAAGATGCAGTTAAAGAATTTACCAAAGTCATAAACAAAGAACTGTCTTCTGTTAAAAAGGAAGCACAAGGTTTTGTTGAATCAACACCACCACTAAGTGGTTGGGCCACTCAGCCTGCTCGCAATCCTCGTTCTCGCAATGGTGCAGGATGGCCTGCATGGGATCAAAGTGCAATTAAGAAAGATATCTCAACCTCAAAGGCTGAGGGTAAAGTAAGAAAAGACTATACTACCAGTGCAGGAGCAATAAAGAACAAGTCTGCTGCAGGTGTTATTTATGAATTAGCAGGTAGAAAAACTAGAGGTAATGGTACCTTTATTAAGAATTTAGAAGGACAAGTAGGAACTGCTTCTCGTTTAATCTGGAAAGCAGTAGATAAAAATAAGACCAAGATTGAGCAAAATATTTATGATGCTTTAGAAAAAGCAAAAGCAACATTACAAAAAAACTTAGAAAAGGAGACGATGTAACATGGCCACAGGTGCAGTAATTGCCAGAATTATGTCGCAGTACTCTGATAAAGGGTCTAAGGCTGCTCAAAAAGATATAGCAAGACTTGGTAGAAACATTGATGCTTTTGGTAGAAAAGCAACAAAAGCCTTTGCTGCAGCAGGTATAGCCTCTGTTGCCTTTGCTGGTAAACTTGCAATAGATGCAGTTCAAGGAGCAATGGCAGAACAAAAGCAGTTGGCTACCTTAGCAGTTGCTCTTCGTAATAGTGCTGGAGCAACAGAAACTGCAATTAAAGCAAATGAAGCCTATTTAGATAGCATGGAATTACAGGTTGCAATTGATAATGATCAATTAATTCCTGCTTTGCAAACATTAGTAATAGGAACAGGAAACTTAGCACAAGCACAAGGACTACTTTCTTTAGCCACAGATGTTTCAGCAGCGTCAGGAAAAGATTTAGGTTCTGTTTCAATGGCACTTTCAAAGGCTGTAAATGGAAACTTTTCAGCATTAACAAAATTAGGTATACCTCTTGACAAGGCTGCCGTTAAAGCAAAAGATTTTTCAGCAGTACAAAAAGATTTAACAAAGACAACTAAAGGTGCTGCATTAGCAGCAGCAAATACCTTTGCAGGTAAAATGGAAAAACTAAGATTAACATTTGGACAACTAGCAGATAAAGTTGGCTATGCTTTAATTCCAGTCTTAGAAAAACTTGCAACTCGTATACAAGAAGATGTGATTCCGCAATTAGAAAAGTTTATTAGACTAAATGGCGATGATCTGGTCAGGGCCTTTGATGGTTCAATAATTGCCATTGAAAGAGCAGCAAAAGCAATGGTTGATATTGCTAAGTTTGTAGATAAATTTCATCTTGCGCTTACAATTCTTGGTAGTGGAATTCTTTCAGTTATTGGATACTTAAAACTCTTAGCAGCAACAAACGCATTAAGAGGATTTTTGGCGTGGGCAACTGCGGGATTCAAAGTTTTAAAAACAGAAATGACACTAATTGGTCCAGTAACACAAGTATTTAAAAAAGATATTTTGGTTATGGGAGTTTCCTTATCTAAACTTGGAACAAATTTAAGAGGTTTTAAGACTGTTCCTGGCATATTTGGCAAAATGACTTTTGCTGCTACAGCATTTTGGACAGCAATGTCACCTGCAGCAGCATTTTTAGCAGTTGCAGCAGCGATAGTCGCAGCACTTTTTTTAATCTATAAGGCAGTAGAGTGGGCAGCAGGGAAAATGGCTGCTCATGACAGAAGAAGGGCTTATGAAAGAAAAGTACAAATAAAAGAAGAAGTTGCTGCTGGTCAAAGACTTGCTGCTAGTTATGATAGTGCTGATGTTGCACGACAAAAAGCATTTGAAATACATAAAACTCAGCAAAATGCTATTCTTGCAGGATACAATGTTATTGCTCAACAAGTTAAAGATGCTAATGAATTAAATAAGAAAAATGCATATGATTCAGCAAGACAAGCATCAGATGCTGCAGAAGAAGCAGCAGCCTATCAAAAGAAACTTCGCATCCAAGGAATGGAAAGAGCAGGAGCAGCAAAACTTGCACTCTTCAACAGAAAGATGCTTACAGATGAAAAGAAGATGCTTGTTACTCTGGCAGCAATTAAGAAGAACAATGCTAAGTTAGATAAGGCAGGAATTAAACTCACAGATCCTGATGAGATGACTGCTATCCAAATGGAAGCAATTTACCAGAACCTTCTAAAGGGTGGCAAAGTAATTCTTGCAGAAACAACCAAGGCACAAAAAGCATTAGATGATTTAAAGATAAAAGCAGCACAAGAGTATAATCTATTATTAGTTCGTCAACAGGATATTCTAAAAGCATTATCTGGTGACAATAAAGTTACAATTGAAGAAGTTGGCCTACTTGCAAAGTCCTGGGGAATGTCTGCAGAGGCTGCACAGTTCTATGTAAATCAAGTTTTATCAATTAGTGATAATAGGATAGACACTGGCGAAGTAGAAAGACTTGCTTTAATGTGGTACGGAAACACAGGAAAGTCTGCAAAAGAATCAGCAGAAAAGTATTTAGACTTTTTAAATGACATAAATAAAGGCAACGGAACTATAAGTGCTGAAGGAATTAAGAAGTTAGCACTAAAGTGGTTTGGTAGCGATGGCGAAAGCGCAACAGAGGCAGCCAGAAAATACGAACAAGCAATTGGTGTTTTAAAAGATGGCGAAGTGGGTAAGGACGAAGTTGAACTTCTCATGGCTGCTTGGGGCGAATCAGCAGATGCAGTAGGACTGTACCTTCTTGAAACTAAGGTTCCATTTACAGTTGCAGAAGATGCTAAAGTTATGTTTAGCCCGTCAATCATTGCAGCAATAACAGCAGGATGGAATGCAGCAACGACTGCCCTTCAAAACTATCTTAACGCTGCAAAGAACGCAGCAGGAATTATTATTCCAGTTGCACCAGTAATTCCAGGAATAACTAATCCAAAGCCTGGAGATCCAGTAGTAACACCAAAGGCTGGAGATCCAGCAGCAATTATTGCAGCAGCAAAGTCTGCATCAGCAGCAGCAGCGTACGCAGCAGCCAAGGCAGCAGGAGATATGAACGCAGCAGCGATTGCTGCAGCAGGAGTAAATCCAAGTGCATTAGCAGCAGGTGAATCTGGAGCAATAGGTGCAGCATCTATAGCAGCCCAACTAAGAGCAGCAGAAGCAGCACAGTTAGCAGCAGCAAATGCAGCAAAACAAGCATCATCATTGGCAGCATTCAAGGCTAAGGAAGCAGCAGATGCAGCAGCATCTCAAGCAGCAGCATCAGCATTAGACTATGATGAAAGATCTAAGTTTAGAGCAGCACAAGGAGTTATGGCTTCAGCAGGAGATTCAGGATTTAAGGGTCTTCAGGCTGGTGGAAATACAAATGTATATGTAACAGTTGAAGGCTCAGTAACTGGTGATGAAGACTTAGTTCAAAAAATTAGAGCAGGTCTTTTGCGTGGTCAATACAATGGCCAAACCCTAACGCTAGAGGCAATATAAAATGGCAGCACCAGTATTAAAGGTAGAAATTGATCTTGCCAATGGTCCATCATTTTCATATCCTCTTATTCTTAACAGCCCTACTTATGGAATATTAGATATAAATACTCTAGGAGATCAGGCTGCAAATATTGTAGACATTAGTGATATGGTTATGAGATGTTCTACTCGTAGAGGCCGTAACCGTATCCTTGCTAACTTTGAGGCTGGTTCTGCGACGGTAACGATAAATGATCCTAACTCAGACTTTAATCCTCAAAACACAGCATCACAATATTACCCATACCTTATCCCATTACGCAAGATAAGAATATATGCAGAAATAGAAGTTTCTACCGTAATACAAGAAGTTAACTTGTTTGCTGGATATATTACTTCTTACGACACAGGATTTTACTCAGGAGTTTACGATACCTCTACAGTAACTCTACAATGTGTTGATGGCTTTAGACTCTTAAACAATGTTTCTACTGGAGAAGCACCAATTCCTGGATGTACAGCAGGTCAATTATCTGGTACTAGAGTAGATGAAATATTAGATTTTGCAAATTGGCCAGGATCTCAAAGAATTAAAAATAATGGCAATTCTACAATGCAGGTAGATCCAGGTCAAGTCAGATCAGTCCTTGCTGCTATCCAAACCGTAGAACAATCTGAGTTTGGTGCTTTCTTTATGTCAAGGTCAGGAAAAACCACTTTCTTTGAAAGGGCTACTCTTTCTAAAAAAGCAGCATTAGCACCAAGATATTACACAGACTCAGCAACTCCTACTGCAACACAGTTTACATACGCAACTATTGACTTTGCTTTTGATGATCAGTTAATTCTAAATGATGTTACAATTACAAGAAATAACGATGGTGTTGGACCTGCTCTTCCTCAGACTTGGGATGATTCTGCAAGTAAGGCAAAGTTCTTTACTAAGTCTGGTCAAAGAAGTGGACTTCTTGTACAAGATGATACAGAATCATTAAAACAAGCACAGACTCTTGTGGCTGCCCGTAAAAATGCAGAACTTAGAATTGAATCTTTAAATCTAAACATGTATGCAACAACAAGTGAGGCAAACTCACTTACTAACTTAACCTCAGATATCTATGACCTTGTTTTTATTAGAAAATCAATGTCTGGTGGAAGCACCATGGAGCAAGAACTATTTATTCAGGGTGTTCAACATGATATTACTCCAACAACCTGGAATATTAAACTGTTGACTGCTGAGCCTCTAATCCAGGCTTTTATCCTTGATTCAGACGATATTGGGTCAGACCCAGTTTTTCAAGGACAAGGTATACTTGGAGATACCGTTCCACAAAACACTAATGTACTATCATACTAAAGGAGAAAAATAATGCCAACAGCAAACGCTGGCTATCACTTGTTCAACACTGGTGATGTCTTAACTGCAGCCCAGGTTCAATACAACCTGCAGAATCAATCAATCATGTTCTTTGCAGATGCTGCTACAAGAGACTCAGCACTAACTGGTGTGCTTGCAGAAGGCATGTTCGCATACCTTGCTGACACCAACACTACAGTTTACTATGATGGTGCTGCATGGCAGTCATTTGGTACTGGAGATGTTACTGGCTTAACTGCTGGTACTGGTATTACAATTGCTAATGCCTCTGGTCCCGTTCCAACAATCTCTGTATCAACAGGAGCAACCCTTACCTCACCAAAAGAGCAGGCTGCTATATCAGCAAGTGCTGTTGCCTCACCAACAAATATTGATGTATCTACAGCATCTGTACAGATAACTACAGGAGCACCTGCTGCAAACTTTACATTAAATGTTAGAGGAGATGGATCAACTACTCTGGATTCTTTAATGGCAGTAAATGATTCTATTACTGTTACCTTTGAATGCCTAAACGGTGCTGCAAACACCTACTATGCAAATGTCTATCAAATTGATGGAGTTGGTGTTACACCTAAATGGTTAGGTGGAACTGCACCAGCAGCAGGATTTGCTTCCTCTGCAAATGTTTACATGCTTCAAATCAGAAAAACTGCTGCAGCAACATTTACATGCATTGCATCACTATCTCAATTTGCTTAATATTTAACTAAGGAGAAAATCATGGCACCATTATTTAGAAGTCCAAGTGGCATTGGAGTCTTCCTTCGTGCTGCCACGCCTACTCCTACCCCAACACCAACTCCTACTCCAACTCCAACTCCTACCCCAACACCAACTCCTACTC